CGACCGTGGTGAAAAGCCGAAGTCCGAACTGATCGTGGACGTGACGCGCGTGCTGGCAGGCAGCGACAAGGAAGCGATGATGCTGGCCGCGCGCGCCATCCCCGACAAGTTCACCGAGCAACTCGAACAGGTGGAGATCGCGCTGCGTCCTTTTTGAACGCCCCCGCGCCACAGGCAGCAGCCAGCGCAGCGTTGGCGCAGGCACGGGGGCTAGCCACAGCAGCAGCGTCATTCCTCGCCAACACGGGGAGCAAGGCCGCTGCGTCGTACAGCAACGCCGCAAAAGTCGGAGGTTGAAAGCATGGAAACTCTCGTACAGCCCAAAATCATCGGCTATCGCCAACTCACCGAAGCGGAAGCCGCGCTGATGAACCAGATCAAGAAGCACGGCATGGAACTGGCCGAGTTGGTGAACAAGCTGCGCCAGAACGGCACGCTCGACCAGCGCTGGGTCGCCATCGGTACCACCGACCTGCAAACCGGACTCATGGCGCTGGTGCGCGCCGTGGCGCAGCCCACGACATTCTGATGCGCAAGCGCTACAACTTCTTCGTCGGCGAAAAAACGCTGCACGCCTTGCAGGTCGTGGCCAAACGGGACGACACTACCGTCTCCGAACTCATTCGCATCGCCATCAAGGAACACCTGACCCGGTTGCAGCATGGACACTCCCAGCCAAACCATCGACCTGCCGTTTCCGCTGACGACGCACGACACACTGGCTGAGCGCGCGCTGCGCGTGCCCGCCGAGATGGTGCTGCAAATTGCCAGCGGCTTGGACGACCCGCCCGCCATCGCGGCGCGCTACGGCTACAGCGCCGAGGAATTCAAGGCGCTGTCCGAATGGACGCCGTTCATGCAGGAAGTGGCGAAGGTGCGCGCCGAGTTGGAGAAAAGCGGCTTCGACTTCGTGCTCGACTCGCGCCTGAAAGCGAAGGAGTTGAGCAACGTCATCTTCCTGCGCGCCATGAAAGACGACGCGACCTTCGGGCAGGTGCACGACGCCTTCAGAACGTTCACCGAGTTCGCCGACCTGAAGCCGAAGCCTGCGCCCGCACCCGGCGCTCCCGGCAACGGCAGCAACCCCGGCTTCTCCATCAGCATCGTGTTCAGCGGCAAGGCTCCTCCCACTTCTTCCCACCCGGTCATCGACATCACCCCGGCCACGGACGACGCGCCTGCACCCTTCGCGCCGAGCAATCCGTTCGTCATCGCCGTCAAGTCGGCGTAGAGTGCGTGCCATGGGAGGCCCATGGTCGACACACCGAAGCCGGAGGAGTTGCCGCTGCCGACGCGTGTCGCGGTGCTTGAAGCCAAGGTGCGTCTGCTCTCCATCGTCATGAAGTGGCTGGTCGGCATCATGTTCACCACATTGATTGCGTACGCACTGGGACTCAAGCCATGAAAGATTACGAGCAGCGCGTGGTGGTGGAGCGCGACGAGTTGCAGGTCAAGCTGGAGAAGTTGCGCGCCTTCCTCGGTAGTCCGGTGCTGCTCATCCCCGAGGAACGCAGCCGCCTGCAACAGCAGGAAGGCTTCATGCAGGGCTATCTCAACGTGCTCAACGCACGCATCGACGAATTCAAGCCGTAGTACCCCACAACCACACCAAGAAAGGAAGCACCATGGGCATTGATCTCGACGAACCGATGTTCACGCTCGACAACGCCAACAACCACGTCCTGACACCCATCGGGCAAAAGGTGGTCGACTGGGCGCACACGCTGCCGGATGGCGGCTACCAAGGCATCCCCGGCAAGCGCAAGCAGTCGGCGGTTTGCGCGGCGTTCAACAGTAAATTCAAAACGTGGGTCAGCGACTTCAAACTGACCAAGCAGGAATTTGAGCACGTCATGGCGGGCAACGCGCCGCCGCGCTACGACATGTTCACCGGCAAGTATTACGACTACGGTCCGGCAGACAACAGCGATCCGAACGCGGAATTGATCTGCACCGACCCCGACCTGCTGGTCATCAAAGGCTCCGGGGACGGCGAGGTGCCGCCGGAAGAAACCGAAGGACCGTCGCTGCCCGGTAAGCCCGAGCGCCCGGAACGCGACGGCAACCGCGACGAGCGCAAGGCCGAGCGCGACGCCAAGCAGGATGAGCGGCAGGCAGGACGCGACGAGAACCAAGCCGAGCGCGACGCGCGCCGCGACGAGCGGAAGAACTAGCACAGCGAGGCGGGATGGCGGGCGTAAGTCCTTGATTGGACCTCTGCGCCCGCGCTTGCCTGTCGAACGGCTTTACAGTGGCGCTCGGGCCGAGTGATATTCTTCTTTGTTTTCAACGCTGGCCACTTTCTTGCTTCAAATCCCACACATCCGTTTCGGATGATTTTACGGGGGGTTTCAAGTGAAAAAGCTCCTGCTGGCCCTGTTCCTCGCCGCGTTGGCCCTGCCCATCAGTGCATCCGCCGACGTAATCCTGACCTTCGGCCAAGCCATCAACGGTGACACCATCACTGCCACCGATGACGGCACCACCACCGACATCGAAGGGCTAAACATCCCGGTCACCGTCACCCAAATCTTGGGTCCGGTGGTTACGCCGTTCCTTGCGCTGCTCAACCTCTCCGCAGTCAGCACCGGCCCCGCGCAAGTCGGTCCGCTCGGCGTCATCGAGCCGTTCGATGGCGACTTCACCATCACCAGCCCGCTGTGCGGCGTCGGCTTCAACTGCCTGTCGGGCGTCTTTACAGGTGCCACGTTCGGCTTCCTGAACGGCGCATCGCTGACCATGGCCAGCGCGCAGCCGCCGGGATCGCTGATCTTCACCAGCGATGTCATCACCGAACTGAACCTGCCGCGCGGCATGGCGTTCTCGTTCGCTAACGTCAACCCGCCAGTCTCGGTCGATGGCACGACCATCGGCGCGTTCACTTCGTCCGTCTCCGGCACGTTCTCGGCGGCAGTGGTGCCGGAACCGGCGTCGGTGCTGCTGTTCGGCATCGCTCTGCTCGGGCTGGCGTTTGTGCGTCGGCGCAAGGCATAACAACCCAAAGGGAGAGTTGCATTGAAAAAGTATCTCGTACTAGCGGCGCTGGCATTCGCCTTCAACGCCAGCGCCGATCCTATCGGCGGGCCGGACTCGGATTGCGGCACCTGCCAAGGTGCCCGCTATCAGTTGGCGTTCAGCGGCACTGCTGAACCGGACGCCGACCCGTTGACGCAGACGTTCCTGATCTTCCTCGGCATCGACACTTCGACCTACAACGGCGGGCCGCTGGCCTCGACTTGGCTCGATGATGTAGCCATCAAGGTGTCGAGCAGCTTTGTCGATGCTTCGCTGGTCGCGGCTCCGGGCGGTGTAGCCAACTGGACCGAGATTGATGGCGGCATCAGCAACGTCGGCTGCGACGGCAACGGCGGCGGCTTCATGTGCGCCGACTTCAACCACGTTGCACCGTTCGATCCGATCACCAATCCGCCCGGCGTGGCGCTTGGCGGTGTGCTGGTGTGGGAATTCAGCGTCACGGTGCTGAACAACGACTTGACCGGGACCGGGTTGATGGGTTCGGTAGTGAAGGCCCGCTACGTCGATACCGAAGATGGCAAGGTCGGCGCGCTGGTGTCGGAGGATTTGACGCTGCAACGCGGCGGCTTGACCATTACGCCAACGATTGGCCCCGTGCCGGAACCGGCGACGTTCGCCTTAATCGGTGCAGCGTTGCTCGGCTTGGCGTTCGTGCGGCGTCGTCGTACGTAGCGACACGAGACTTCTGCCTGTAGGGTGGGGCTGGTAGTACACTGGCCCCGCCCTTCTTTTTTGGGGCTGCGTCCTTGAAAGGAGAACATCATGGTCGTAGGCGCTCTCATCATTCTCGTGTTCGCGTTGGTGTTTGCCATGATCGAAGCGTGGAAGGGTTCGGCTTCGATACGTCCATCGAATTTCGGCTGGCTCGCTATTGCGCTGCTGATCCTCGTGGAGTTGTTCTTCCACGGCCAAGGGCTTTTTAAGTGAACATTGTCGCCGTCCTCATTGTCATCATCTTGCTGCTGGCGCTGATCGGCGCGTTGCCGGTATGGCCGCATGCCGCCAACTGGGGATACTATCCGTCGGGTGGCATCGGTCTGGTCGTCCTCGTGCTTATCGTGCTGCTCTTGATGGGGAGACTGTGACGCCACCGAGCATCGACGATACTGAGGTTGATAGTCCTGTCCACGTCTACCCGGTATTCGATGGGCGTGAGCACGTATGCGTGGGATACACCTGCTGGTGCGACCCGCAACCCGACGTTGAAAATTCCAACGTCATCATCCACAACCCGATGCACTAACGAAAAAGGAAAATCATGGGCAGAAGTCTTGTACGAGCCACTCCTGTGGGTGGCGATGTGTATCTGATCGAGGAGTTGTCGCGCCCGACCGATCCCGGCTTCGGCGGCGGTCGCCCCGCTGGCGGCGATCCCGACTACGGCATGGGTGTGTTTCCGCATCCGGGCCATGGTCTGCCCGGTTCCGGTGGTCGTCCCGACCAAGGCTTGCCCGGTGGTGGGCATATCGGCAACGCGCTACCCATCGCGCCCGTGCGTCCGAGCAATCCCATCGTGCTGCCGCCCGGTATGTGGCCCCCGACCCTGCCGCCCGGTGTGGACAACACGCTGCCGCCGGGACAAGGCGGGCATCCATCGACCGGCCCCATCGTCATCCCGCCCGACCCGAGCATCGGCATCGACCAGCCGATCTACCTGCCGCAATTGCCCGCAGGCACAGCATTGCTGATCGCGCTGCCCGCAGGCGCGCAGCCGAAGGAAGACGGCGTGCCGCCCACGGCCAAGCCCGCGATTCTGGTGCAGTCGGGCAAGAAGCCGGTGCTGGTGTACGTATCCGCCGCCGCCGCGCCGAAGTAAAGTAGGGGAATGCCCGCCTCGCTCGCAGAAGCCTCTGCCGACACCGTACTGACTTATCGACCACCGGAGTCAGTGCAGGGGTTTCTGCAAAGCGAGGCGTTTATCTCGCTCATCGTCGGTCCCGTAGGAAGCACCAAGACTACGGCTGGCTTGATGAAAATTTGTTATCACGCCAAGCGCATGGCGGCGTGTCGCGACGGCATACGCCGGTCGCGCGCAGTGTGGGTCCGCAACACCAACGAGCAGTTGCGCGACACCAGCATTCCCGACTTCCTCAAATGGTTTCCCGATGGCGTTGCGGGGAGCTACCTGAAAACCGGCACCCGCTTCTTCCTGCGCTTCGACGACGTGGAGTGCGAGGTGCTGTTCCGTGGACTGGATGACGCGAACGACGTGCGCCGCCTGCTCTCGCTGCAAGCGAGCTTCGCCGTGTTCGACGAGTTCCGCGAAATCCACAAGGACATCTTCGACGCGATGCAGGGCCGTCTCGGTCGCTACCCCGACAAGATGATGGTGCCGCACAAGCCGAAGTGGGGGCGCGACAAGGACGGTCACCCGGTCGCCGGGTGCATCACCGATGACGGCGAGCAGAACAAGCACCTGTGGGGCATGAGCAACCCGCCCGACATGGATACGTTTTGGGAAAGCTTCCTCACCGATCCGCCTGCGAATGCGGAAGTTTTCTTCCAGCCGTCGGGCATCGACCCCAAGGCCGACTGGCTGGAGTTCCTGCCGTCCGAGTACTACACCAACTTGGCGGTGGGCAAGACCGAAGACTGGATCGACGTTTACATCAAGGCGATGTTCGGCAAGTCGCTCGCGGGCCAGCCGGTGCATCGTTCGTTCAATTTCGAGTTTCACGTCGCCAAGGGGCCGCTCAAGCCGCTGCGCTCCGGCGAGAATGTCCTCCTCGCCAGCGACGCGCAGTATCCGCTGCTCATCGGCGTCGACTTCGGCCTCACACCGGCAGCGGTAATTGGTCAAATGGACCCGCGTGGCAGGCTGCTGGTGTTCCGCGCGCTGACCGCCGAGGGGATGGGTAGCTTGCGCTTCATCCGCGAGCGCCTGAAGCCGATTTTGGCCAACGAGTTCGGCGGCATCCCGGTGCTGGTCATCGGCGACCCGGCAGGCATCCAGCGGGCGCAGACCGACGAGCGGAGCGTGTTCGACATCTACAAGTCTGAGGGTTTCCGCATTGTCCCCGGCAAGACCAATGCCATACCGGGGCGCTTGTCAGCGGTGGACAACTGGCTCGGGCGGCAGATCGACGGGGGTGCTGCGTTCCTGATCGACCCCAGCGCCAAGGCGCTGATCCACGCGCTGCGCGGCGGCTACCGCTACAAGGTCAGCACCAAGGGCGAGGTTGACGAGAAGCCGGAAAAGAACTACGCCAGCCACATCAGCGACGCCTGCCAGTATCTGGCCATGCACGCCGACCCCGGCGGCATCGGCGGCGGGATGTTCGTGGCGGCGCGGCGGGAAGTGAAGAAGGTGGCGTACGTGTACTGAACGGGCTAGTATCGCGCCCAACGGGAGATGCAATGCCTGCACTTGGCTTGACCCCGCCACCTAATCCCGGTGGCTTCGGCGTTCCGGCTGTTCCCATGCCTGTGGGACAGATGACGGCACCTCCCGCCCCCATGCTGCTGCAAGCGCCATCCGGCGTTACCAACCTTGGCGGCATCCTGCCGGTGCAGTCGTTGAAGTCGATGCTGGACGCGCAGAAGAAAGCCAGCGAAATCCAGCAACACCAGCCCCTCATCACCGGCCTCGCGGGCCTTGTGCGTACGCAGTGGAGCGTCGCTCGCCTCGCGCGCGAGCAGACCGTCGAGCAGCGGATGTTCAAGAGCATGCGGCAGCGGCGCGGGGAATACGACCCCGACAAGCTGGCCATGATCCGCTCGCAGGGCGGCTCCGAGATTTACATGATGCTCACGTCGAACAAGTGCCGGGGCGCGTCGGCATGGCTGCGCGACGTGCTGCTCGGCTCCGGGTCCGACAAGCCGTGGACGCTCAAGCCCTCGCCCGTACCCTCGTTGCCGCCCGAAGTCCTCGAAGAATTGCGGCAGCGGGCGATCAACGAGGTCCAGCAGTACATCCTGACCACGGGAGAGAACGTACCGCCGACCGAATTGAGGAAATTCCTGACTGGACTTCGCGAGGAGTTCTACGACTCTTTGTACGATCAGGCGAAGTCCAAGGTCGAGGAGATGGAACGCAAGATGGAGGACCAGCTTGTCGAGGGCGGCTTCATTCGCGGCTTCGACGATTTCTTGGATGACATCACCACGTTCCCGGCGGCGGTGCTCAAAGGTCCGGTCGTCCGCAACAAGAACAAACTTGCGTGGAAACAGACGGGACCGGGGCAGTACGTGCCGGATGTTTCCGAGGAGTTGGTGCTTGAGTGGGAACGTGTGGACCCGATGATGTGCTACCCGAGTCCTGCGAGCACTGGGATCGACGACGGGTTCTTCATTGAGCGCCACAAACTTCGCCAGCAAGACCTCGAAGAACTCATCGGCGTCGAAGGATACGACGACGGTGCCATACGCAAGGTGCTGGAGGATTACGGGCACGGCGGATTGCAGGAGTGGATATTCGTCGACAGCGAAAAAGCGTTCGCCGAGGGCAAATCCACCACAGGTGTGATGCAAAACCCCGACAAGCACATCGACGCCATCCAGTTTTGGGGGTCGGTTTCGGGTCAAATGCTTCTCGATTGGGGCATGGGCGACGACGAAGTGCCTGATCCGGCCAAGAATTACCCCGTTGAAGTGTGGGTGATCGGCCCGTACGTCATCAAAGCCCTGCTCAACTACCACCCGCTGGGGCAAAAACCATACTACAAGGCGAGTTACGAGGACATTCCGGGCTGTTTTTGGGGTAATTCGGTCTGCGACCTCGTAAGAGATTGCCAAGACGTGTGCAATTCGGTCGGCAGAGCGCTCGTCAACAACGCTGGCATCGCTTCCGGCCCCCAAGTAGGCATCAATTCGGACCGTTTGCCCCCCGGCGAGGACATCGAGCAGATGTACCCGTGGAAAATCTGGCAATTCACGTCCGATCCGATGGGAAGCACCGCTGAAGCGATCACTTTCTTCCAGCCAAACCTCAACGTCGCCGAATTGATGGCCGTTTTCGAGAAATTCGCTGTTTTGGCCGACGAATACTCGTCCATTCCCCGCTACATGACCGGCGACTCGCCCACGGGGGGCGCAGGGCGCACCGCGTCGGGTATGTCGATGCTCATGTCGAACGCGAACAAGTCGATGAAGCAGGTAATCAGCAACATCGACAACAGCGTGATGACTCCGCTGCTAAACCGGCTGTATTTTTACAACATGAAGTACGGTGACGACGCCGCGCTCAAGGGTGACGTGCAGATCGTGGCTAAGGGTGCAGTCGGCGTGGTCGCCAAAGAGTCGGCGCAGGTGCGGCGTAACGAATTCCTCAACGTCGTCGGCGCGAATCCAACTTTCACGCAGGTGGTCGGCGTCGATGGCATCGCGTCGCTGCTGCGCGAGGCGGCGAAGAACCTCGACATGGACCCCGACGACATCGTGCCGCCGCAGTTCAAGGTCAAGCTGGCGCAGCAGCTTTTGCAGTCGCAGCAAGGTGGAGCGCCGCAGCCGTCAGGACCGGGAGGGACGCCGCAGGTGCCGGGGACAGCGGCAGCGCAGATGCCGGGGCAGGGCGGCTCGCCGCCTGCGCCGACGCAGAACGGGCAGACGCTCATGAATGGTGCGCCCATCGCAGATAATTTCGCCCCACAAAAGGCTGCATGATTTTTCAGCTTGTTGACAAGATGTAGTATCCGGCGGTACAACCGCCTCGTAAGCTGCTGTCCTACACGGAGAAATAGCGTGAAACGACACGAAGCACCAATGACCACCACACCAATCGGCAAGCCATCTGTCAAGGCACGGCTTACTGCGACTCCTTGCGGTACGTTGCCCATCCACACGGGGCACGGCAAGGAAATCGGGCCGACGGTTGCGCCGACGAGTTTCCCCGGCAAGGGGTACAAGAGCGGCGCAACCAGCAAGGGTAAGCTGACCATCCACACGGGACACGGCACGGAAATCGGGCCGACGACCAGCCGTGGCTAAACCCAAAGCCCCTCCGTTTACGAAGAAGCCGAAAGCGAGAAGTGCTGGGAAGCTGCGCCCCGCCGCGCCGCCGTTTGCGCGGGCTGCGCCGGTCGCGCCCCCCATGCCGCGTGGGCCGGTCGGCCCGCCGGTCAGACCTCCCGGCTACGCGCGCGGCGGCAGGACGAAGTAGCTGTGCCGAAAAAAGTAGTCAAGGCGCGAAAGAGGTATGCCGAAGGTGGCGCGGTGCAGTCGCCGTCGCTGCTGAACAGGCTGAAGGGGCTGTATAGCGCCAGCAAGGATGCGGATGCTCCAGCCAGCGGCGGCAGCGCGGGCGGCAAGAGCACTCCGGCCATTACTGGTGGTTTCGCCGACGCCATCAAGCGGCGGCAGGACCGAATGGATGCAGTGGAGCGCGGTGAGTCGGACGAAAGTCCCAAGCTCGCACGCGGCGGCAAGGTCAAGAAGCGCAAGAAGTAGTGCGGGTTGATGCGAAGCAACTGGAGTCGCTGAAACGCATTGCGCGGTATGCGGAAGGCAAGGTTCTGCAAAGCGTACTCGCAGCAGAACAGCAAGCAGTGATGAAGTCGTTGATGGCAGCGTCGGCAGATAACGTGCCGCGCCTTCAAGGCCGCGCCGTACTGCTCGACGAATTGTTGAAGATGCTGAACCCTGAAACAGAGTAGGCCGAAGCAGCAGTAGCGGGCCTGCTCCCACATAGCCCAAGCCCCTTGATCGGGAAGGCGAGAAGCGACGATGGCATTGCCCAAGGCAGTTCAGAAGCAAGCGGAAGAAGTTGCGGCGTATGACAAAGCGATGGAGGAAGCAGCAAATGCTGCACAACCTCAACCGCCGGAAAGTACGGAAACACCCCCGCAGCAACCAGCGCTTGCAGCAGTCGAACCGCCCGCCAGCATTGCCCCGGCACCAGTTACGCCCCCGGTTGAGCCACAGCGTGACGACGGGCAGTGGGAGCAGAAGTACCGCACCCTTCAAGGCATGTTTGCGCGCGAAACAGGCAACCTTCGCACGGAACTACGCCAGTCCAACGAGCGCATCGACGCGTTGCAGCAGCAGTTGCAGAATCGGCAGCAGCAACCTGCGACGCCACCTGAACCCAAAGCGAAACTGGTCACCGAGAAGGATTCGGAAGCCTTCGGCGCGGATTTGATTGACATGGCGCGGCGCGTGGCCCGAGAAGAATTCGGCGAGCGCGAGGACGCGTACATTCAGCGAATCGAAACGCTGACGACTCAACTGACGCAGCAGGTAGGACAAGTTCGCGAGACGCAGTACGCGACCAGCAGGGATCAGTTTTTCGGCACTCTCGCAGCGGCGTTTCCCAACTGGGAAGCGGTGCAAGCGAGCGAAGCCTGCCAGAAATGGCTCGGCTCCAAGGTGCCCGGAGCGAATTTCCTCTGGAACGATATGCTCGTGGATGCAGCGGAGAAGCTCGATTCGGCACGCGCCATCGAAGTGTTTCAGGCGTTTGCGCAGACGCAACCCCGAGCACCGCAGCCCGCACCCGCCCCGTCAGGCCGCAAGTCTGAGCTTTCTCGTCAGGTAACACCCGCCAAGTCTGGTGGAGCGGCAAGCGTACCGAGCGAGAAGCGGACGTACACGGCCAAGGAATACGAGGCTGAGTCGATGCAGATCGTTCGTCTCACGAAAGCCGGTCGGCACGACGAAGCGATGGTGATCGAAAACGAACTGAATGCCGCACTGTTGGAGGGCCGTCTAAAGCCCTGAACAGGGGCGGCTCCTCAAAAGGAGCGACGGTTATGGGTGGAACAAGCTTTCCTCAAGGGCGTGGTACTTCCGACAAGCCAGTAATGGCCGTTGGCACCGAGCGTGACGGCAGTCCCGTGTTGGACTCCGATACGTGTGTCGTGATGACCTCGGAAGGCAACGATTCGGTGCAACTTCCTGTTGCGCATGTGGGTGGCCCCCCAATCACAGTAATCGCGGTGCCTAACCCGGACGGCACGCCGCCTGCGGCGCATCTGCACGTCTGGCCTGCGGAAAACGGCAGGGTTCAGGGCGAAGGGATCGACGAGTCCTGCGACGTTGCTTTGATGGTGGTGACCGTGTTTATCCCCGTCACGGATACGGACTGGGCGATCAACACCAGTGCTGCTCCACCGGTCGACGCCGGGGGCATGTCGCGCACTCCCGAGATTGAAGCAGATGCCGCCGCCAAACGCGTTGCTGCCAAGGCGGCGTCAGCGAAAGCCAAGGCTGAAAAAGCCAAGGCTGACGCCGAAGCCACGGCGAAGGAAAGGGCCGAAACCGAGAAGGACGAGGAGGACGCCGAAGCTCGCCACAAGGCGAAGAACAAGCGCCACACCGTCGAAGCCTAGTCCCGCGCATAACGCTCGCGCTTAGCCCAGCACAGGAGATAGCCACATGGCTACCATCACCCCAGCAGCAGTAATGCCCGTCGTAGCACCATTCAATACAACGCCGTCGTATTCGGGTACTTTTATCCCGACAGTGTGGTCGAGCAAGCTCAACGTCAAGTTCTATGCAGCAACGACGTTTGGCGATGTCTCGAACACGAACTGGGAGGGAGACATCAAGTCGATGGGCGACAAGGTGGTTATCAACAACATTCCGTCGATCACGATCAACACGTACTCAATCGGTACGGCGTTGACCTACGAAGTTCCGGCCCCGAACACCATCGAGCTTCAGGTCGACAAGGGCTACTACTTCGGCGTGAACGTCAGCGACGTGCTGGAGTACCAAGCCCAGCCGAACTTGATGGACATGTTCACCACCGATGCGGCGAACCAGATGAAGATTCAGGTTGACCGTGAGTGCCTGCAAGCTGTCGTTACGGGTGCGGATGCGGCCAACGTCGGTGCCACTGCCGGTAAGATTTCGGCGAGCTACAACTTCGGCACCGACCTCGCGCCGCTGACGCTGACCGCTGCTGCCGGTGCAGGGAACATCCTGCAAGCCATCACCGCGATGGCGTCGGCACTCGACGAGCAGAACGTGCCCGAAACGGATCGCTTCCTGATCCTCACCCCGGTCGAGCGCAACATGCTCATGTCGTCCAACCTCGCCCAAGCGCAGTTTATGGGCGACGCAACGTCCATCGTCCGCAACGGGAAGATCGGACGCATCGACCGCTTCGACGTGTACGTGTCGAACCTGCTGCCGACCGCTGCGGCGGGCAAGGACTATTTCGGCGGTACGGTGGCGAGCACGCTGAAGCGACATGCCATGTATGCGGGGCACAAGTCGGCGTGGACCTTCGCGTCGCAGATCAACAAGGTCGAGAGCATCCCGAATCCCAGCGACTTCGGGCAGCTTGTTCGCGGCCTCGTGATCTACGGGCGCAAGGTGGTGAAACCCGAAGGATTTGTCCTACTGCAAGCCGCAGGCTAGGATTACGGTATCCCCTCTCCCCCGAAACCGGGGGAGAGGAACCGCACTTTCGGAGAGCACATGTCGACGATCACCGCCGGGGCTTTGATCGACCGTACCGCGATCATCCTTCAGGACGCGACCAACATCCGGTGGCCGCGTCCTGAACTACTGGGCTGGTTGAACGACGGCGAGCGTGAGATCGTTCTCCACAAACCCAACGCATATATTAAGAACGTTCCGACGCCGCTGGCCGCTGGCACCAAGCAGAATCTGCCGGTCGATGGCGTTTCGCTGATCGACGTTCCGCGCAACGTGGGTGGGCCAGCAGTCCGGGTGGTGTCGCGCGAGATACTCGACGCGCAGACGCCGGGATGGCATCAAGCGGTACCCGCGAACACGATCAAGCATTACGTCTACAGTCCGCTGGACCCGAAGACGTTCTATGTCTACCCGCCGTCGAGCGGTGTCAGCCAAGTGGACCTCGTTTATGCCGCATCCCCCATAGACGTGGTGGAAGGCGCGACGATCCTCGTCGATGACGTGTACGCCACGGCGCTCATCAACTACATGCTGTACCGCGCCTACAGCAAGGATGCGGAGTACGCGGCAAACGCCGCACAAGCGACGGCGTTCTACAGCCAGTTCATGACGCTGCTCGGAGCCAAGGTCACAGCGGAAACGATTACGTCGCCTGCGCAAGCGCTGGGGCAAGGTGGGTTCAATCCGAACATACCCGCTACGCAGAAGTAATGGCGAACGTTGACTACTCAGTCTTCTTCCCCTACCTGATTCCGCTCGTTCCCCACGTAGCGGAGCCGGTGGCGCAGCAGGCTATTCGCGACACCTGCATCGAGTTCTGCAAGGAGTCGCTGGTCTGGCAAGCCTCGATGGACCCCATCATGGTGCTTGTGAACGAGGCGGCGTACGAGCTTGACGTGCCGAGTAACGCGAATCTCGCGCATATTGTCGAGTTGTATTTCGACAAGCGGCGTTTGGGGAAGAAGTCGGTTTCCGAGATTTCGGCGCGTTATGGGCGTGATTGGATGCAGTCTTCGGGCACGCCCGCCGTATTCACAATGCTCAACCCCAACGAAGTCACGCTGGTGCCGACGCCTGACAAAACAGTGACCGAGGGGTTGACTGGAATCCTTGCCTTCACGCCGTTGCGAAAATCAACGAGCATTATCGACTACATATACGAAGAATACGCGGAGGAGATCGCGCGTGGCGCTGCGGCACGGCTGATGATGATTCCGAACCAGCAATGGACCGAGCCAAAGATGGGGCTGGGGTATCGCAAGCAGTTCATGGCCGATTGCGCGAACGCACGCTCGCATGTGAATGCGGGTCAGGTACGAGCGCCGATCTCGGTTCATATGCGCAGGTATTGGTGACATGGACAAGATCAAACTCGTTGCTGGCGATAACCGCCCGTTCATCGTGTTGACGTTGCTGAACCCGGAAGATGCGCCCATTAACCTCACCGATGCCCAAGTGGTTGTGTATTTTCGTGCGGCAGGCGCGACAGATTTGCTCGCTACGATACCGTGCGTGGTTCACGATCCCGACAACGGTTTGTGCTTTTTCAATTTTCCCGACGACACATTGAAGGATTTGCTGGGTTCGTACGAGGGAGAGATCGAGATCACGTTTGTCAATGGGGACAAGCAGTCGGTGTACGACCTGCTCAAGTTCCAAGTCCGCAGTCAAGTCGGTTAATCAAGGAGCACCACATGACGATTCAACTCAGCCAATTGGTACGCAACAACCGGCTCGACCAAATCGAGACGCAAACCGGCGTTTCCCCCAACCTGCTGTTGTTTTCGGGTGCGGTGCCCGCGAACTGCGCAGCAGCGGACCCAGCAGGCGTGCTGGCAACGCTGACGCTGCCGTCCGACTGGATGAACGCTGCGTCGGCGGGTACGAAAACGCTCGCGGGTACGTGGACGGGAAGTGCCGCAGCCGCTGGCACGGCCATTTCGTTCCGCATCAAGAGTTCGGGTGGCGCTTGCCACATTCAGGGCACCGCAGGCACGGCGGGCACCGACCTGATTCTCGACAACAACGTGCTGGCGGTCGGTCAGACGATCAACGTCACGGTGTTTACTTTCACCGACGGTAACGCTTAATCAGATGAACATCCCGCAGAAAAAAGTGCTGTTGAAAGTGAATCTCGCTTCCATCGTTCATCACGACGATGCGCCCGAGTCCGAAGTGGAAGCAGCAATCGAGGAACTGAAAAAGTTCATGGACGCGGAGTGGGTGGTGGCGAAGAAGCGACGCAAAGAAAAGGCAGCAGCGAAAGCGTTGCCACGATGACGGGTACTACCACCACCGAAAGCTAACCTTCCTCCTACGCCGAGGGTGCGCGAAACCTGTCTCGCACGCGGCCCCGACCTAACGTGGCCACTCTAATCCTCGGCTCTTTTTTCCTGCTCCCGAAAGGCTGGGCGTAAGCCATGCCGAATCCAGCCTATCGGTCGAGCACGTTCAACGCTGGTACTGGCGGCAACCTAGTAGGCAATCTGCCTGCGGGCACCATTAATGGTGACCTGCTGATCGCATGCGTCTTTATCAACCACGCTTCTGCTACACCAGCAATCGTTGGCGCACCTGCCGGGTGGACGCTGGTCGACTCACAAAACTATGGGCCGATTGCTACACCGACCGGCATTATGGCCGTGTATTGGAAGATCGCGTCGTTCGAGCCTTCTACATGGACATGGACTGGCTCGGGTACTGGCGGCGGCTACAACTATATTGTGGAGGTGGCTGCTGTATCCGACGTGAGTGACTGGTTGACGCCGTTCGATGACCAGAAGCTAGCAACAAGCTCGGGTACTGGCAACAACATCATCGGGGCGGGCGTTACGACGACGCGGCCATCCGATCTACTGCTTGGTTTCTTCGGTGTTCACAGCAACACTGCCATCACGCCTGATCCGAGCATGACGGAGGTGCAGGACAAAGCCAATCCCGCAGGCTCGTTGGAAACCGCATGGTCGATATACCCTGCCATCGGCCTGACTCCCAATATGGTCGCCGTGTCTGGTTCGTCAGATTGGACGACTGCTTGGCTTGGCGCGATCAAGGCAGCGCCGCAACCGCCATTGGGCGCACCCGCCGTACGTTCGACTTCGGGTACGCTTAATCAAGCTACTACATCGTTGATCGGCACGCTGCCAGCGGGGACGGTCAACGGCGACGCACTGTACGCCTGCGTTTTTACTTGCGGGACTTCGACTAATCCAAACATCACCGGTGTACCTGCGGGTTGGGCGCTGCTCGACACAACGACGGTTACCAATGGCCGCATGTCGGTCTATTGGAAGATCGCGGCGAGCGAGCCTTCGACGTGGACTTGGACGACGGGCGCTAACGCCACGGGCGTGATAGAGGTGGTTGCGGTATCAAATCCCGGCAATCCTACGACGCCGACGGATGTGTCTGCGATTCAAGTGAATTCTGCGGGGCTTGCCATTGTTGCTCCGTCGATCACTCCGACATCAGTGAACAGTTTGGTGATTGGCTTCTTCGGCGCTCGTGCAACCGCAGGTACGTCGTTTACGCCTGATGCCAACATGTTTGAATTGCAGGATCAGACGATTGGTCTTGCTACATTGGAAGTTTGTTGGGAAACGCGCCCCAGTTTTAATGTAGCCACCGGCACGCGTACGGCAGTTCCTGCTGCTACTTCTACAGGTATTGGCTGGCTCGGTGCTGTGTATGGAGCATCACCGTCGCCGCGTACCGGCACGCTTACTGCGACTCTCGGCAACGTCACGGTAGCGAGCGCTGCTGGTGCTGTTGCAGGCGGCACGCTTAGCAGAACACTCGCCAGCGTCACCGTAGCGAGTGCTGCCACTGCTATCGCAGGTGCTTCGCTCAGCAAAACGCTCGACCTTGTAACGCTGGCCAGCGCTATGCAAGTAGGGCGTGTCGGCCTGCTTACGCAAACGCTTGGTGATGTCGTTGTAGCAAGCGCCGTTGAGGCTGTCGCGGGGGCTACGCTCAGCAGGACGCTTGGCAACGTAACAGTCGCCAGCGCGGTTCAAGTTCTTGCAAATGGCCAGCTAACGCGGACGTTGGATAGCGTCACGTTCTCCGGTGTCGGAGGTCAAGTCGCTAGGGCTACGCTGATTGCAACGTTGGGCAATGCGTCGCTGTTCAGCGCTGTTGGTGTTTCGGCTGGGGCGACGGCTAACAACGTACTTGCGCCGGTAACACTGAGTTCAGCGGCTACGCTTGTTTCCGGTAGCACGCTCACGCAAACGCTCGAAGATGTAGCTTTCAACGCGTTTGCAAGTTTCCCGCCCATCATCGGGTTGAGCGAAGTACTGGAGGACGTGACACTGGTAGGTGTCGGGTCTGTTAGAACCTTCGCTTTCGTCAATCAGTTTCTCGGTAACGTTACTCTCGTTGGCGCAGCAACGACGCCTGTTGTTGCATCGCTTTCGCGCGCGCTCGACCCTACCTCGGTGACGGGACTCGGCGCGCAGGTTAACCACTACACGCTCACTCAGACGTTGCTGGATGTAGTTCTGGTTGGCATCGGCAGCGCATACACCCCAAGCAGTGCCCGCACCGGCTCGATGTATGCGTTGCTCGATCCAGTGGTGACCACCACGGCGAGTACGGCCACCATAACGGGCAGGATGAATCAGACGCTCGACGACATCACCATCACCGATGTCATCGACGTGCTCGCAAACGCTGTGGGCATCCTCAGCTTGAACCCGGCATTGCTTCTCGCTTTGGTTTCAGCGCCCAGCATAGGCACGCTTGACGTAACGCTCAACGACAGTCTGCTGTTCAGCAATGGCAACGTCCCCATCACGAACGGTTTGGTGGCGGTGCTGGACAACGTGACGTTCGTGGGTACGGCTCGTGCACCGATTACGTGCAGGTGCACGGCCACCCTCAGCGACATCAGCGCGACAAACCAAGTGCGTGCGCTGGCCATCGGCTACTACGCGGGAGTTCTTGACGATCTTGTGCTCGGCAGTAGCAGCAGTGCCTTCACGGTAGCTCGTGTGAGCGCCACGCTTGGGAACGTCCGGCTAACTTCTCAGGTTATCGCTGCCGCTATTGGCGGGCTTGACTCGGCACTTGAAGATGTCGCACTGCAAGGCGGCATAACCATTCCTGCGCTCGTCACCTTGACGGCAGCGCTGGGCACCCTTGCATTTTCCGGCGTAGCTAATGCCTACGCGACGGGCAGGATGACGAGCACGCTGGGTAATGTGACGAGCGACCTTCAGGCAAATACGCCAGCTACGGCTACTGCTGTTCCAGTTCTGGAAGGACTCACGCTGGCGGCATCGGCTGGCGCGATTATCGAAGGCAGGCATACCACGTTGCTCGACGACGTTGTGCTCGGCGCAGTCGGGAATACGGTAACCAACCTGTCGCTTATTCAGGTGCTTGATGACATGCAGATGGTTGGGTACGCGCTGCATGTGGTTCGCACGCCTATACTTCACGTTGACGTTAAGCCAAACTACGTCTACGCGCTGGTTTCGACAAGCGAGATACATGTCGAGGTCGAAACCACTTTCATCGAAGCGATGCTGACGAAAGATTACATGGACAGGGCGGCGTAATGACAGCCATATCCATCAAGGAATTCACAGGGATGGTCCCGCGCCAGCCGGACCACCTGTTGCCTGACAACGCTGCGGCATATGCGTCGAACTGCGATTTCAGTCGCAGCGTGCTCGCTCCGCTAAACGACGGCTATCTGGTGAATTCTCCCGGTGGTGCGATCCGCAGCATCTACACGGTGGATGGCATCTATTGGTACACATGGGATACCGAGTTGGCTGCGTTCAAGTCGCCGGTTATCGACGAGGTTTACAACCGCATCTACTTCATCGAAGACAACACGTTCAAGGTGGCGTTCTCGCCGGAGTCGCAGTTCGTCAACGGCGGCAAGCCAAACGTGGGGGTGACGTGGTTGGCTGGCATCCCCAACTCCGATATTGCCCCCGTGCTGGAATTGGTCGACCGCACCACGCTTGCGGATTACCCCGCAGCGAGTTTCGAGTTCAAGGTGTGGTGGGAAAATGCCTCGGCGCAATACGGCGTAACGACGATAGCCCCGGTGGCTACGTCCCTGTTCAGGCGCTATACCTTCACCGCTCCACCGAAGCCACCGGGCACTACTGACGGAGACGGGAATACTACGGGCGGTGTTCCCGAGGATGCGATTTTCGTCGTGGAAGCAGTGCTATCGGAGAATAACAAGCAGCTTTTTTCCCTGAACACGGGCGCGTCTTCGCTGACGGTCGCACGCACGCAGGCGCTTCCCGGTGGCGTCACCATGACGCTGGAAAATATCAGTGGCGACGACTACGCCATCAACTTCGATTGGGGTGTCGTCGAAACCCGCGCCTACCTGTACACGGTGCAGAACACATGGGACGAGGAGTCGGGACCGTCTCCGGTAGCGATTATCTCGCCCACGTATTTGCAGGACGTGAAGGTGACGATGCTGGCTCCCATCATCACCGGCACGCAATATCGCCCGTTCAAGCAGGCCAACGTCTACCGCACCTATGGCGGGCCGCAGTACATTCGGGCGGGTAGCACTACCACCAACGTCTTCATCGACTCTGCGCGCACGGTGACGACGATTGGCGTAGCGCTGGCGTCGCTGACGTGGGTGCTGCCGCCGACCGGTATGTTCGGCCTCGTGCTTGCTCCTAACGGCTGGTTTGCTGCGTTCAAAGGCAACACGCTGTACATGAGCGAGCCATACCGTCCGCATGTGTGGCCGTACAGCATGACCTTCCCCAAGGCGATCATGGGCATTTGCGTGGGGCCGCAGGGGATTGTGGTGGCGACCATGGAAGCGACCTACATCGTCACTGGCCCGCATCCGCACTCTGCAAATTCCATGGAGTTGCCGATCCCGGTGGGCGGCATTTCACAGCGCAGCATGTGCAAGGTCGATGGCGGCGTTGCGTTCCTGTCGCATGATGGCATTGTGGTCGTTCAAGGCAGCGATGCTTCACTGGATATGAGCCAGCGCTACTTCACTCGCGCTACATGGCGGTCCAACTTCGGTTCCGCGCTGCCGTCGATGGCGCTGGCGTACCACGACGGCTTTCTTGTCGCGGTGAGCTACCTAACGCCAATCGGCTTCCTGCTGGAGATGGACGAAGCTGGCGGTGCTATGACCCGTTTCGACTTCCAGTACGACGCGCTGATGCGTCTGCCGATGCTCGACACGCTGTACTACAGCTACAACGGCTCGATCTATCGTTTCCGCGAAGGTAACGCGATGGGCGCGTCGTGGTACAGCAAGCAATTCATCTCGCCCAAGTACCTCAAACTCGGCGTTGGCTTTGCGCGTATGCGGGGGTCGGGTTTCATTCAGATCATGCTGCTCGCGGACGAGGTGCTCATTTTCTCGCAGTCGCTCGATCCTTCCACACGCACCAAGTATTTTCGCTTGCCGCCGAATGCCGGTGCCTTGAAGTGGCAGTTCCGTGTCGTGGTCAATGGGCCGTGTTCATTGGAAGATATGGCGTTTGCGCAATCACCGGACGAACTGAAAAATGTCTAAGGTCGCCAGCCTCGCGCCGACGTTCGACATCAAAGACCCACACGTTCGGGCTTTTGCCGACTCGTTGTCCAACGCGTGGCAGCTTCGCAACGGCAACATAGGTGCTGACGATAGCCAGCGCTTCATCACAAAGCAAGAGTGGGATTTACTCGCCAAGAATCCGGCGATTGCCGCCGTTGCGAGCATTGGACAACCCGGCTCGTCGGTTCCCGGTGTGGGTGGGAGCACGAGCACGCCGCCCCCGCCAACGCTGCCGCCGGGGGTGCAGAACGCAATCGACTTCCTCGTTTCCGGCATAACGCTGATCGACTTCACCACGATCACCAAGAACAACAACGAGTTGTTCGCATCGGTCTATGCCCTCACTACGCTAATCACCAATTCTGTTGGGGACATAACCAAGCTCAAGAACGACATCACGCAGATCAACACGATTGATCCGAGTTCTACGTCGCCGAGCGCGCAGACCCTGTATGCGTTGAAGGAACAGGTGAACGACCCGGTGACCGGCCTGCCCGCTGCTGCCGCCGCCATCATCGAAATCAACAACGTATCGGTTAATTCGACCTCGGCCAATGCGCAGAAAACCGCCCAATTGATTGCGCAGGTGTTCGACCCGCTCACGGGCAACCTCGCGGCGATGGCTGCGATTTCCGAGATCAACAACGTCTCGGCTACCTCGACTTCTGCCAATGCACGGCAAACGGCGGGGCTTGTCGCCGAGGTCCACGACCCGATTACAGGTCTGACTCAAGCCAACGCCGCCATCGTGGCGCTCAACGATGTTAGCGCCACCTCGTCGTCGGCCAACGCACGCACAACCGCAGGGCTTTACGCGTCAGTCAATGACCCGAACAGTGGCATGGGTGCTGCGTTCGCGGCGATCAACGCAATCAATTTCGTTGACGCTAACTCTACGTCGGCGAGTGCACGCCAACTTTACGGAACGACGGCTGGTGTTGGCCTCAAGTCGAAAGTATTTGCGCAAAGCACTCCACCGGTCAGCGACGCCAGCTATACGTTGAAGGTGAATGATCTGTGGATCAACACAGCCAACCACAACAATATGATGCGGTGGAACGGCAGCGGATGGGTGGATGCTGCTGATTTGCGTATTGCGGATGCAAGTGTGGGCATCATTACCGAGACGAACACGCGTGTGCAACAAGACAACGTGCTCGCGCAATCTGTCAATACGGTATGGGGCATCATCGGCAATAACAACGGACTTGTCCAACAGGGATCGTCGGTTTCTATTAATCCCGGTGCTGGTTCGGCGAACAATTTCATACAAGTACAGAATGCGTTGAAAGACCCGAACGGCAACATCGTTCAGGCGGCGACGAAGCAATCGTTCGACACTTACGTGAACATGAACGAGGCTCGCGCCCACGCTGCGTACACTTTGGAGGTGCAGGCGCAGTCGGGCGGGATACTCGCCGTCGCAGGCATGAGGCTTTACGCCGACGCTGGCCCCGCTGGTGGCGGTTCAGGTGTCGTGTTCCTTGCCGATGCCTTCGCCGTCTACAACGGCAACACATCGGTGCCGCCGTTCTCCATCTATCAGAACAAGATCAGGATGGCGGCGACATACCTGTCGCAGTATATGCAGTCCGACTCATGGATTTCGAGGAAGGCTGGCTGGATCATCCGGCAGGACGGCAGTGCGGAGTTCAACGGCGCAGTATTTCTCGGTCAGATGCTTTCGGGTTCGACGTTTGTTGACGCTGACTCGGGGCAGATCATGGGCACCACGGCGGTCGTTTCGTGGAATTCCGTACTGCAAGACATCGGCCCCAGCATAAGCACCAATTCTTCCCTCACGCTTTATGGCCCCGGCAAGCATACACAAACCAACAATATCTACCAGCGTATTCGACGGACAGACCTCAACGGCATTCAGCTTGTTGCCGTAATCACTTTTATCGGCGTTGCCGACGACCACATTACGATTTGGGCGAGGAAGAATGGTGGCAACTGGGTCGCTCTCACTTATACGTCCACTCCATCGGACAGTTACGGCGCAGTGACGTGCGGGTGGTCGGGTACGTTCGACGTTGCTTTGAATGACATCTGGCAGTTCGGTGTGTCTCCTACGAACCAGCAAATGCAGGTGTTGGACCCCACCAAGACTGCGCTCAAAGACTTCACCATGAGCGTCACCGTGGTGAATATCTAGCCATGGCCTACCACCTCTACGTCAAGCCCGGCGGCTTCGCTGACATCAGCGAATATCCGTTGAGCTTGGACATCTTCCCCGATTACGCCTACCTCGGCGAGTTCGCTGCGAAGCCTGATGTTGACGGGAAACGGTACGTTGATGGAGCGTGGGTGCGGGGGGACCGTGAGCCGGAGCACCTCGAAAATCGAAGGAAGGCGTACCCCAA